CCAGATCTTCTCGACCGTCGCCTCGCTCACACCGCACTTGAGGTTGCGGCCCAGAACGCGCCGAAGGACCTCGCGATCGTCCTCGGTCAAACAGCCAAGCAGAAACGCCACGTGGTCACGGGCGGTGTGACCACGCAAAAGCCGTGAGCAAAGCTTGGACTTGAGATCTTGCAGCGCGTGCTCGAGGCGGATGATCTCAGGAGGCTGGATGACCCCCTTGGAAGCATCAGGCTCGGGCAGCTTTTTGATATAAAAATTGACAAGGGGGTCGAGGGTCAAGCGACAGACCTCCTTGAAGGTCTGGTCGTTCGCGTGAGCCTTGAGGATCGCCTCCTTCTCGAGGCGGCCGGAAGCGGACTCGAGCTGGTGGAGGATCTGGAGAGCCATGGTTTGTTAGGTGACTTGATCATGGTTCGGAGAACCCTGCCTCTCACACGACGCGTTTTTTCGCGTCCACCGCTTAAAGTTGCTACTCGTATATAATTCATGACACTTAATGTGATTGATCTTTTCTGTGGGTGCGGTGGTATGTCAATAGGTCTGACTATGGCTGGTCTTAATATTTTGGCAGGCGTGGATGTATGGGACAAAGCCATCGAAAATTATAAACAAAATTTCCACCATGAAGCAATTTGTGCCGACTTGACACGGTTTCCACCTGAAAAATTAGCGGAAATAATTAAGAACCAAAATGTGGATCTGATCGTGGGTGGCCCACCCTGTCAGGGATTCAGCATCGCCGGCCGACGGGATACCAAGGACCCTAGGAATTCTCTATTCATGGAATATGTGAAATATATTGAATATTTCAAACCCAAGGCTTTTATTATGGAAAATGTTATGGGTATTTTGTCTATGAAAACAGAGGCGGGTGAAAAGGTTATAGACATTATCACTTCGCATTTTGATCCGAAATATAATTGGGTCGTGTGTAAACTTTACGCGAGTGATTTCGGGGTCCCTCAGAACCGCCGGCGGGTCATCATCATTGGGATCCGAAAGGATCTAGGGATCGTACCTACTGAGCCAAAGCCCACAACTCCTAACCGACCGCCGGTCGGGCCGGTTCTGCTATCCCGTGATCAGGTGCCTGCGTCTCAGTACCTAAGTGAGAGGGCCCTTGCCGGCATCGCGACCAAGAAAGAGCGCTCGAGGGCCGAGGGCAACGGGTTCGGTGCACAGTTCTTGTCTATGGACAAACCTTCTTATACTATTTCTGCACGATACTGGAAGGATGGGTCGGACGCCCTCGTCAAGTATAGTGAGAATGAAATTCGCAGGTTGACAATTTTGGAACTAAAAAGGATTCAAAGTTTTCCAGATGACTTTGTGCTAGAGGGTTCCAAAAAGGACGTGACCATGCAGATAGGAAACGCAGTGGCGTGCAAATTTGCAGAACAGCTGGGCAAGCACCTCATCAGTACTCTTCAGTAATAAGAGTGTCCCAGAACCCCCGCGACGCGCGCCAGTTTGAATATGGGCGCCGCTCCCCGTCTTTCATACCGCTGTCGAAGTAAATATTTCCTAAACGCATTTGCTCCAAGAAGAAATCCTTTGAAATAGGCTTCCCGAAGCAAATCTTTTGAAAAGTGTCTCCAACTTTTTTGCACAAGAAAAACCCCTTGTCTGAAAACTTGCGCGTGATCTTGAGCCCGAATGACGCGGCGCTCCAGTATGCTATGGGAAAACTGCCGTTTCCGTGCACCGGCTTAAGTTCGCGCTTGTCGTGATCCGGTGAATAATATATCACAACAGATCCGTCATCCGTGATTTGGAGCTTTTGCCCACACTCATTATAGTCGCCCACGTACCTAGGGCAGCACGCACCGGACCACGACATCCGACCGCCCTTTTTAGGGTTTGGGGTTCCGAATGCGTTTATAAATTCCCGTCTCGTCATATTTATTTGTGGAAGAAACTCCTTCTTCTCAGAAAATAGATATTCAGTTGCGCTCCAATCACCGAAAGAAATTTTATCCGCGGATTTCTTCATTTCATAACCATGTAAATCTGGTTCGTTTTTAGAATTTGCCTTGACACCCATTCGGCGCTCGAGCCAATGACCCTCTCTGCCATCATGACTCCCCTTAAATTCAGATAGGTCAATATCTTGACCCTTGACATTGGTCTCGAATAGGTTGAGAATTAGTTGTTTCTCGGGATCCATTTTCAATTTTAAAACAAAATTGGTGGGGTCAAGGTTAGTCTGGTACATCACCCGTTTTTTTGGTCATACATCCGAAGGACCTCCTTAATGACCTCATGTCTTTCGATGTCATTTTCCGTGAATCGTATATGCTGAATATTTTCAGAGGCGTTCAATTTTGAAATTAAATCAGCAAGACCGTTGGCCTCGAAACCGCGGTCGTGCTGCTGGACATCCCCTGTGATTACCAATTTTGAATCAAAACCGATACGGGTCAGGAGCATCTTCATACTGTTTGGGGTGGAGTTCTGCATTTCGTCCCCAATAATCCATGAATTGTCGAACGTACGACCGCGCATATAAGCGAGTGGGCATATCTCGATCTTACCATCATCCATCATAGCCTTGATATCCTTGGGGCGGTAATATCTCGCCAATACGTCGAACATGGGACGGGTCCAAGGCAACATTTTCTGTTCGAGGGTCCCTGGAAGGAACCCGTGCTGCTCATCCACGCTCACCGCGGGGCGAGTCAGAACAATCCGCGCCACGTCACCGCGCTGCAGAGCCTTGGCACCAACGTTGCATGCGATGAGAGTCTTGCCTGTACCTGCTGGACCAGAACCTATGACGATGGGCGTGCTTGACGTGAGCAAATCCATATAACGGCGCTGGGCGAGATTGCGAGGGCTGATCATCCTATTACTTATCAACTTCATATTTTGGGAGATTCTTCGCGGCCCACTTCCCATCGGGCTTGTAGTAATTGTGTTTGAAAATTCGTTGGGCCGCAATGATTTTGTCTTCATCTTTGGTGATGGTCCCATCTGGGTTGAGGTACACGTCCTCGCCTATAGGATTTGGTTTCATATATTTAATAACTTTTCCCATACAGATATCCGTTTCGGATGCGAAAGTGAACATGTACATACCCCGACCAATTTCCCTAAGTACGATTTCGAATCTCGATAAGTTTGGCTGAGAGATAAATTGACAGGTCAAGCGCCTCCTCGAGCGCCTCCTTCACCCAGTCGTATCCTGAATTTTGCACAAGTCCGTGACCATATTCCTTGCGGCCCTTTTCCATCCGCGCCGCAATCATTTGCATGATTTCATCGTTGCAGTCCATTGTCTATTAAGCAATTGGCCACTTTATATGACAATGTATGAATTTATACTAGGAACTTTAATAGGAACCATGGCGTGCAGGTACTACATGAATAAGAGGGTCACATATAGTGACGTGAATATACAAGTGGATGAGATGCCATATTGGCCAGCTCCTCCAAAACCAATTTTAATTCCAAAAAGAAATGACTAGTCGGTTTTTTCCGCCAAAATCTTTCCCGCGGCCGATTCCTTGTAAAAAATCTTGGCGGTGTCGAAACACGACGTGAAGCCGTCGCACTCGAATGTCCAGAAGTTCTTCGCGGGGTCTGGACGGGTCAGTTTAGGATTTAGAGGCAAGGGAATAAAGGTCACTACGACCATCTTGAACAACAGCCACCACATGTACATTACATTGCGTTCAAATCTCTAATAGCAGAATGGTACTCGTATTCTAGGCGCCTACGGCACGCGGGATGTGAAGGGTCGGTGATGCATCGGCGCCATGTACGCTGAAGGACTTCGGCGTTGTGGTTGGCCATGATCATCTCGGTCCTGAGAGGCGCGTAAATATTTTCATTGTAAACCGCCATCGCGTTTTCTATGACGCGCTCGACGTGGAGGTCTGGTATGTGAGGCCACGGGACATTCATGGAGGCCCAGACGACATTTTGAATCAAAATTCTACAGTGCTCGAGAATGGCGATTATGGGTGGGACGGCCGAGTACCGATGCGTCAGGTCCATGAGGGCATCGTTTACGACGCGCCGAATATCCACGCGGTCAGGTTCCGAGATCTCGTCCATTTCGTACCAGTACTGCACATTCATACTCGTACCGAGTTGGATTTCTAGAGCCGTCCCAAGATCCACCTCGAATTCCTCGAGCTGGACATCGACACCACCTGTAGACTTGCGCGGGGCACGGGGAGGGTTCATTTTGTTTGAAAATAGTTTCATTTCATTAAATGTAGCGAGCACTGCACACGTTTTTTCAAGCCTCCATCGGGTCGTAGTTCTCGTCGGTCTCCATGTCGGACGCGCCCTCCTCGTGACCCCCGACCCACTGCTCCTCCTCGTGGATCTCGTTCTCGAGCCGATCAGCCTTGGCGCGGTTCGTGGCGATCAGGCCGCGCATGAAGTCGGCGTACTCGCGTGCGATCGGGCTTGTGCCGTCGAACGGATGGTTCTCCTCGAGCATCGCATCGATCGCGGCGGACTCCTTGGCCTCGGCGGAGCGCTTGGCCGCGCGCAGGTTCACGAGCTCTTGCTCGTGCATGGTGATCCGCTCGTTGATCGGCAGGTCGAAGTAGGCGTCGACCGCAGCAGCCTCGAGGTCGCCCGTGCAGTAGTCGCCACCTTGGATCTCATAGAGCTCCTCCTTGGTCATGTGTTCCTCGACGTAACTGGCCATGCAGTGATACATGGAGGGAGTGATGCACTCGTTCAGGTACTCCTCGAACTCGCTATAGGTCCAAGTGAATACGGGCTCTTCACCCTCGTACTCACCTTGGTAGCCGCACAGGAGACCCGCCGAGTTCCAGCCAAGGTAAGAGTTGGGAGACATGTTTGTTTGTTGGTGTAGACCTCAAGAGGGGTTGCCACTTGGCGTCGACATGACACGTTTTTTTGGTAGCGGCGGGGATCGAACCCGCGAAGCCGAAGCATTGCATCTTGAGTGCAACGGATTTGACCACTTTCCTACACTACCGTTTGGGGAATTTCTTCCCGTTTCATTTTTGTTTTAAATTTTACTCCGCGTCAGCCTCCTCCTTCTTGGAGTACACTGCGAGGGTCACCTTGAAGGCCTGTGCAGCCGCCACCTTCTCGGGAACCTTGGTCTTCTCGGAAGACTGGTCCATGGTGGCGCTCAGGATAGCCTTGAATAGGCTCGTCTCCTCGAGCTCGGCCTTTAGGTCGGCATTCGCCTCCTTGAGCTGCGCCTTCAGATCGGTCACGCGGTCAATTGCCTTCTGGATGGACTTTGCGTTCGCCATTGCTGTTTAGTAAAGGTGCCAAGTTTTTATCTGGGTTTGGAGTATAGGATGCCGAAAGCAGCAACGCGCACCCAAGAAGGATTGAAATCTAGATCAAGCAAGACTCCCTACTCCAATCCGATTAACGCTTCTTTGGAAGCAACAATGAAATCTCTTGGATTTACACAGTCCAAGCCTGCGGCGGCCAAAATGACTGAAGTAGTCAAGTTGACAAAGAGATCAGCTAACAATATAATCAGAAATCTTAAAACCAAGGAAAAAATAGCAGAGTTTATGAAACTGACTTTGGAAAGATCTAGTATAAATTATCCAGCAAAATTCCCTGCATTTACTCGGAATCTTTCGGGAGAAGTGAATGTAAGTAAAACTATGTTCATGAATTCTCTCCAGAATGCGACTCGGCACTGGGGCACACCTTCAGTCGCGACGGCTTCACTTGGATCGATACTTGAAACGCTCGCGGTGGGTTATGCAGCAAAACGATCGGATGTGGGTGTTCTTTATTGGGAAGAAAACAGATATTTCTCGGGTTCAGGACCTGGTTCTGGTACGACTTTCTGTGGAGGCCCTGATAGACAGGCCGCGGACACGGCGCGTGTTATCCAAGAACTCAGTGCTCAACAACAGGGGCACGGTGTGCTGTTGCTCAAGGCGGTCATCGACACAAGACCATTGTATATGTCTGAGACTAATAGTAAAAGACGAAGTGCTCTTTTTAATGTTATTATTAATGGAGCTACAAAGAACAGCGTGGCTGCAGCAGCCGCGACTATACCCAAGGCGGTAAAGAATCTACGTTATGAAGATATTCCGAGAATATATAACCTCCTTAAACCAATTCCTGCAAAAAATTCGCCGTGGAAGGGTTTCTGGGCCGTCGAGCCAGATGGTATATTCTTCATTTATAAAGATGGACGGCTGTACATTTACATATTGGAATTCAAAATCACCAAAGGTCACGCAGAAACTGTGCCATCAGAGGCGTGGCAGATGGCCAAAGCACGAATGATGATAGAAAAATTCTTCGCAGCATACAATCCAATAGTCCGAACTGTGTTCGTACCTTGGCAATACGGTCAGGGATTAAATAGCACATCTATAAATTTCAGAAATCCATACGAAAGAGTTCGCGGTCCAAATGGACGACCAACACAGAATTTCGCCAGCAATCACAAATTTTCAGTTCTTTATAGAACGGCTCTCAATCAATCATTCGAACCAGTAGTATGGCGCAAAGAACAATTTCAACGTGAAACAGGAATAGATTACACCATAGCCCAAGCCATAGTCGAGGGTCTTGAGCGATTCAAAACTAAATCAATATCCAATATGTCGGCTCATATAGTTCGCTGGAGCCAAGTTGCTGCAAACGCCATGGCAACTGGGATTAATGTGGCGCGACAGCTCACACCCAATGAAGCAGGTGTGGCGAGTAAAAACAGGCCGGCGGCGCGACAGGCGGCTATTGGCTCGAGCAACCGAATTTCAAATTGCAGTGGCGGTGCTTATGGCGCCGATCAGCCCGCAATAGTTTTGCGCTGTTTACCTGTTTTAGGACCTGCTCAATATGACGATATTATAAGATCAGTACAAAGACTCACACATCTCAGAGGATGGGTCGCAGCACCCGGTGCAACGGCCGAGCAGTACGCTCAAGCACAGGCGGTCGTTAAAAAAATTGTGCAATGGACAAAGGCTCCTCAACTATATTCAAGTGCCAATCTTGATACTAAAAAGGACGTGGTGCGGCTCCAAGCCTGGAGAGACAGAATAAGTGCACCCAACTTCGATACAGCAACAATAACAAATCGCAGTGCTGCTGATTTATTATCACTGCGTTGGATAATCCCAAGTGAAGAGAATATAGATTCAATATTATCAAGGGTTATGATTAACGCATCTACCCTAGGTCCTGCGAATGTCAACCCTTTGGTGAATAGACTCAAGACTGTAGGCGCGCCGTTGAACACTTATAAAAGAATATTCAATACATCAGCTCTTAAAAATAACAAGGTATTCAATGCTATTATAGCTCGCAATCTTAGAAACCGGTCACAGGGGACCCTTGGCAATTACGCAAGAAATCTACCAAGCAGAAGAAATAATATGGGTAATAATTAAATGGGTAAATACGCGAACAGGGCGGCTGCCCTCAGGCAAAAGGTGGTGGCGCGTAGAAACAAGGCCGCTACACAGGCGAGGTCACGGGTAACGGCATTACCTAAAATGCCAAGGGTGGCGATCAACTCAAATTATGTTAATCCTGTAACTCTTAATTTTCCTAAAGGAAGTATTGTGGTGTATGAATTGAAGAACAAACGCACTGGTCGCGTGGATTATTATGACCGAGCCACTTTCTGGAGTATGATGGGCATTCCAGCTAACAATTACAAACTCCTCATGATGAACCCCAAGGAACCCATTCCAGGTGCGCGCAACCCAGTGACCCGTGGAGCCATCTACCCGCGGAACGTGCGTCGCGTCACAGTCGCGGCCAAGAAGAAGACCCCCAGTCCAAACACGGCCGCCAAGAAGATCCAGAGTGCCGTGCGCAAGATGCTGTCCAAGAAGCGCCAAACCCCCTCAACCCCCAAGTCCAAGAGCAAGTCGCGCTCCAAGTAAAGGACTAATTTGTAACTAAAATTAGATGTCGAACCCCTATGAAGTTTTAGGGGTGTCCAAATCGGGGTCTGATGCAGAGATTAAAAAGGCTTACTACAAACTTGCCCGTGAGCACCACCCCGACAAGGGCGG